TAGACCTGCTATTTTATAATCTGTTTCAGATTCTGTAAATATTCCATTTATCCATTCTTGATTAGTCATTAAAAATTCTTACTGTAAGTTCCATAAGCTATTTCATTATCAGCATCCCAATAAAAACTAGCTATATCTGCTTTATTTGCTGTTTCTGTATTCGCTGGTGTTGCACCACCTAACCATCTAACAGCACCTGCAGTATCTCCACCATTATTACCTGCGTTACCTTCTGAATCCGCTGTTTTCCAATTAGATACAGTTCTTCCACCTGTTCCATCTTGTAATAATACGCATACAAAATTACCCGATAAAGCAGGAAACTTAAAATGAATATCCGCACAATTATCAGTTAAAGTAAGTTTTTGCTTATTTCCTTTTGTACTAAAAGTAATAATTGTATCCGTTGCATCAAATGTTGGTTCTTCTTGTGTAAACCCAACAGCAGATGTATTCATATCTATATGACCATCTACATCAAGTTTTAAATGTGCAGTAGCACCAACAGTAGTATCTACGGTTGTTAAAGTAGTAGCACCAGCAGCAGCAACTGCAATAGTAGCATAATCAGTGATATCGTCTGCTGCCATAAGCTTCATATGATAATCACCAGCTACATCTGGTACAGTTATATTAAGACCATAATTATTATCAGCAGCAGTACAGTTAATATCCATACCAGTATTTGTTTGAGTACCATCAGTAAGTGCAACCATATCAATATCTATACCAGTATTACTAACAGTACCAACATGAGTTACACTTTCACAATTCATATTTAAATCTAAACCAATACCAGTTATAGTTTGACCAGAAGCAGATATTGCTGTATGGTCATAATCAATTGATAAAGCATTTGTAGTAGATGTAGTAGTTTCAACATTATCACAATTAATAGTAAACTGACCATTATTTTCAAGAGTCATTAAGTGAACATAAGAACCAGTCGCATAACTTGCCCAAGTTAAAGTACCTCCATCAGCTGCTGTCAATCTCCATTTGTCATCATCATCTTCTACAGCATCAGCTCTATAATACACGCTACAAGGAGAACCAGTAGTAGCATTAAATGCATATCCTGCTTCATTTGAAAAATGTAAAGCAGTTATTGAGGTTTCTTGTTCAATAGTACCACCACCAGCAAGAGATATTTTATTACCAGTAACTGTCAAATCACCACTAATAGTTACATCAGTTGCATTTAAGGCAATATCACCACCAGAGGCAATTGTTAAATCTGTGCCATCTCCAGAAATATACTCTCCACTGTCAACGAATTGTAACTTAATATCACTATCCATTGTTACGGCACCCGTTACAGTACCACCAGCTAAAGGTAACTTAGTAGCATCATCAACTACAAAATCCATATCACCAGTTCCATCTTGATATGTAACAGTAACACCTGTTTTAGTACCACCTGTAGCAACCATTGCACCTGCAAAATCTTCTACCTGCTCTTGAGTTAAAGCGGCTTCATGTGTTTGAGCATCTACATAAGCTTTATTAGCTGCATCAGTGCTAGAAGACGGAGCATCTGCAAGTCTCACATCATATCCTGTCGGAATAACAAGTCCTGCATTAAAGGTTATAGCATTTCTTATATTCCCACCTGTAATTGTTAAATCGCCAACTATTTCAACATCTCCATTATAATCTACTTCAAATATAGAAGTAGCTGAGAATCCTCCACCCTCATAAATTCTAAAGGTAGGAGAATTGGTACTATCATTATCGGAATCACAAGAAATATTTACCTGTCCAAGAGAAGTTATACTTAAAGCACTTCCTGTACCAGTAATACTACCACCTATTTCAACATTTCCAGAAAAAGCAGTAGTAGCTTCAGTGATTGTTAGAGTACTACTATCAGTATTAACTATAGTAGCCCCATTACCGAAAGTCAAATCATTTCCTGTAATTGTGACATCTCCAGAGAAAATAGTAGTAGCTTCAGTGATTGTTAAAGTGTCAGCATCTGTATTTACTATAAGAGCACCATTTCCTAATGTTAAATCACTACTACCCGATGCAGCATTAATCACTAGACTTTCATTAACAGTTAAGTCCTCAGACATTCTTATATTGCCATTTGAATATAATACAAAATTAGGTTCAATAGAAGGACCTTCATTGCTATCTATAAAAAAGCTTTTATCATAAGCGTGTCCAGCATCTCTACAGACACCTGAACTATAAGGTAATACGTCATCTGCATGATTCCAAAATAAATAATGAGATTTATCGCCATAGGGAAATCTCATTACAGTTTCTAATCCATCTATATCTTCATTTCCAAATATCATTACTCTACCATCTGCTGAATCTGCAGTAACAGTTAATTGGTCTATAGTTAAATGAGCTGTTTCGGCAACATGATGCCCAGTTATAACATCTTCACCTGTAATAGATAGTGCAGTACCTGAAACATTACCTGTAACATTACCTGTTAAATTCCCTGTAATATTACCTGTTAAATTACCAGTAACATTACCTGTTAAATTGCCTGTAATAGTTCCTGTAGTAGTAAGGTTTTCATTGCCAAAGGAAATATCTCCCCCATCAGCAGTAATAGTTAAATCGTGACCACCAGTAGTAGTAATAGTAGTATCATCTATAAAAATATTATCTATAGTCATAGAAGCGCCAGTAATTGCAGTATCAATAGTAGACCCAATCCAGTCTGTTTCAGGGGTAAGTGTAGTAGTTGTAATACCACTATCTCCTACAGTTTCTTGTGTCCATTCAGTTATTGGCATTTATACCTTAAAATTCATGTGGAGTTATTCTCCCAGTAGTTTGATAAGCACTCTTTGAAAACTTTTTAGCTTCCTTAAGCCCTAATCTATATTCATTATCAAAAAATAATGCTTTTTCACCATCAAATCTTTGTCCTTGTTTATATCCATCAGAAATAACTTTACTAACTAAAACATTATGATATTCATCAGGTATTTGTAAAAAAGTATTTCCTAAGGCATTAATTAAAATATCAGAATCTCTAGATATTGCATATATTCTTAAATCTTTAGACTCAGTTATAGACTTCCAGTCAGATGTATATCCATCCTTAGATGTAGCATTAGTACCCTTTTCTACAATACCTATTCGTTTTAATCTCTCTACATACCAAGCTCTTTGTATTTTATTTGCCATTATCCGCTTTCCTCTGTATCATCATCTATTATAGGTTTTCCTGATAATCTAGGGATTTCAACATCATTCAACCAAAGACTTCGTATTTTAATCACCTTATTATCTAACGTATAATATCTTTGATTAGCTTCAGTGGTTGTTGTATAAGTATCTTTTATCATTTCTGTCCTTAAACAAAAGTCATCTTTAGCTCTATTTAATAAATTTATAATTTCTTTCTCACCCATATCTGGATGATGCTGTTGAACTAATTCTATCATTTCTCTAGCAGTCATTATTCAACCTTCCCTTCTACATAGCGAGATAATTCAATAGCTAATTCAGCTTTATATGTTTGCATTTGAGCAGTAATAAGGGATGTTAATTCCTGGTCTTCTTCATCAAGAACTGCCCAACCTAAATAAGCTTGTAAGACATTAATTGCTGATTGCAAAACAATAGCTTGTATTAACTCATTAGGAACCCCTGCAATAATATTATCATATGTTCTTGTAGTAGTATCATCAGTATATGGTACTGCTGTTGGATATGGAAAAACATAAACTGTAGCAGTTTGAGCATCAGTAGGTATAGGAAAAATATTGAGTGTTGCTGTTCCTGATGTTGGAATGATAGTCCATACAGGCGTTAATACTGTAGCTAAATACATACTATCAGTATCTTTTGCCCTTGAAAATTCTGCTAAACTAACAGCTTTAACATCTCTATCTACAGAGTCACCATCATTACGTGTAATATGTAATATCTTCTTACCATCTACATCAAGCGTTGTAGGGTCTGCATCTAATCCAACAATATTCCCACTTTCAGTATATTTTAATAAAACTATTGGAGGTACTATATCAACTACAGAAGCAACTGCCATACTATAAGCGGCATCTACATCAACATCCCAATTAGCATCAGAATGTTGAGTACCTATTAAATCTTCAATACGTGCTAAAACACTATTGTTATTTGTAGCAATCGTCTGATTATTTGGATTTGCAACTGACATTATTTCCCTTTCGGTTTAGGTCTACGGACAACAGGCTTTATTCCATGCCATGGATTGCCTATACTACCTGAATATACTGGTTTACCTTTAGCCATTTATGCTCTATTATATTCCCAAACAACTACTTTAATTGGTTTAGCAGTATTATCAACATCTGTTGCTGGAGTAACACTGAATCTCATATAAGGTAATACGCCATTTGCATCTACATCATAAACATAAGCTACTACAGCTGCATCAAAAGTTGTTGTACCTAGAGATTTTAATGTTACATAATTAGTACCATCAACAGAACCCTCTATAGTGGCAGTACAATTTCCAATAGTATTAGTTAAATCAACTTTAGTAACATTAAAAGCTATCATAAAATCTTTATCAACCTTCCAACCAAATGGGTCTGATGTTATTGCAGAATCATCATCTAGCCATATATGCATTTCATGCCTAACAATTATATCCATAGAGTCACTAGCATCCCCAGGGTTCACTGATGCTATACTAGCATTTGTATTACTTCCCTTACTTGTCCACTTGCTAACTGAAGCAGCCATATCTATCTCCTTACTTTAAATTGAAAGGCTAAGAGCCCCGAAGGGCTCATAACCTATTTTACTTAACTAACCACTATGATGGGTCAGGTCCTGTACCGCCAACTGTTAATGCAGAAACATTTACACCAGACTTAAGCCCTGATACAAAAAAGTATCCTTGCCAAGTAGTTAAATCATCTGTTCCATCATTCCATATTAACCTAAGCCAAGGAAAGTACAAGTCAGTTAAATCAACTTCATACTGTTGAATCCCAGTTGCATCAGGTTCAACATCACCATCTAATTCAGCTACTGCCAAAGCCCAATTCTTACCATCGTAAGAGCCTTGAATACCAAAATCAGAAGATTCATTTGCTCCAGCTGTTGTAGTATTAAAACCAACTGTTAACTTCCTATTAGCAGCCATTATTCCTGGAATCCCAGGGCTTACAAGTGCTGCATCAGTAGCCGCTGGGTCTATAGTAGCAGTTCTTAAGACAGCTAAGCCACCTTCATCACCTGCAAAGTCCCATGTGCCATATACCGATGCATCAGTAATATAATGCGTACCATCAGTTACAGTATTTTCACCTACCATTGATAATTGTGCCATAAATTACTCCTCCCTTAAGAAAACTTAAGAATTGCGTGGGTTTCAGGGAGACTAATTTCAAGACCAGCTTCAGTAAGGACAGCATCTTGTCTGCCATCTATACCATTGTCTTGTACATTAGTTTCAATGAAGGTGTCTCGACTAACACCATTACCTACTAGTGGACGATAAGCTACATTTTTCATATCAACAGCAACGCAATAATCTTCCCAAGGTCCTCTTAATAGAGGCTCAGCAACAAAATGTAAATTACCAAAAATAGTATTTACCATTGTTACTTGATGCCCAAAAGCACCAGGGATAGACTGTACGTCTAATCGATATTGAGATGAACCTACCGAATTGTTCATGAAAGAACCATTACCTAGTTTATTCAAATAAGTAATAACTTTTCTTGAAGCAAGTACTAACTTATTTCCAGAGTTTCCACCTTCAGGTGCAAAGAAATCTTCCATTGCATCTAAGAAAGCGTCATATCCAGAAGAAGCATAAGACATATTATATACTTTGCCATTAGATGAAGTAAAAGGAACAATACCGTGAGAATATCTCACAGGTTGTCCACCACTAGCCGCTTCTTGAGCTGCAGTAGTTATACCATCACCAAATAACATAGCATGTTCAATATCCATCTTATGTTCCATCAACTTATCTGTCCAGATACGTTTAAACTCATTCTTTACACCACGATATTCTGTAGCTAAAGATGTGCCTGAAAAGATATTCATACCAGTTTTGAATATTTGACAATATCCTTCTCTGTCATATAATTTATCTTCCCAGCCAAGTGGAGTGTCTGTTCCTTCAGCCCATGCAGTACCAATAACCTGACCTTTATTCCCTGTTCCAAACACAGTAGCATCAGGAATTGTTGTTCCAACTGCAATGAGTTTTTCACCAGAAATTTCAGTTCTTCCAGTTGTGGTCATATGAGCAATATCAGTTCCATCATGTACAGTTGATGCAGAGCTATTAACTACTGTATCTTCTGCAATTTTGAAACGATAAACATTTCCATCATTTGCTTTTACAGCTAAAATAGCACCTGGTACAATAAATGGACAGTGAGAACCACTGCTAATTTTACCATACTGGTCATATTTTGCTGTTATAACTAAATCCTCACCAGAATCAAAGACACCACCATGCGTCTCTGCGTCTGACACTGTCAATGCTGTCGTGACGATTTCGAAGTTACGTCTTTGCCATTGGTGTCGCTGCTCTAGAAATTTAAACACAGGGTCATTAGTCGCCTTTTTAGCTACTTTATTTAAGTAAACGAAAAAAGGAGATTGCTGTGGAGCGAGTTCTGCAACTCTATCTCCAAAGTTAAAGACTCTACGCGTATTATCTAAAGAAGCAGTCCCTGCACCGGCTTGAGACGCAACATTACTATATACGGTTGCCATAATCTACCTCCTACGGTATTAGATTATATGATTCTATTTCCAAGGATTATTGGAATTAAAATCACCTATTAACGAATCCATAATTTGGTCGCTATCAGAACGCTCGCTATTCCCGCTAGCTGGCATTACCCCCATTGGAGAGGGTATTTGCTGTGCATTTTGGGCTTGCTGAAAAGATGGACTAGGCTCTGCGTTAACAGGAGCTTGTGCACCACCCTTTTGCATTCTATATAAAGCTACCAAATTATCCATTGAGATGGAGTCGGGCTGGGACATAGTTTGTATAAAGTCCTGAGTATCAGCTTCAGAAAACCCATGATGTCCTTGAACATACTGGGATACATCCTGTATTTGACGTTGCTGTTGAGCTTGAGCTTCATGACGTTGAGCAGTTTCTACTTTCTCTCGTTCAATTCCTTCAAACTTTTCTTGCATTGTTGCCATATCATACTGATGCTTCAGTTCATTATACTCACTTATATCTTCCTGCCATGTATCGACTTCATCTAGATAACGAGCACTCTCTGATGCTGGGTCACCCCAAGCATCCTCACGAGAATACCCGTGTGGTTTTTGTGGTTTGCCAGGAGGGGGCGGAAATTCCTCTACTTGCGGCGCTTGCTCTGGTACTTGAGCCTGAGATTGAGGCTGATTTGTTTGTTCAACCTGCTGTTTCAGTTCTTTTAACTCGTTCGCACGCTGCGCTGCTTGAGATTGCCAGTATTCAAAACGTTTCTCATCGTTCTTAGCCTGGTACTCAGTTGGAGTTTCGGTTATTTCCTGAGCTTGAGGAACCTGCTCTTGAGATGGAGGGGCATCCTCTTGCTGTGTATCCGTTGCATTACCAAAAAACGCATCTTCAACGGTCAGATTTGTATTAGCAGAGCCTTCTGTCACTGTTGGTGCTGTTGGCGCCTCAAAGGCACTAGTAGCATCATTTTGATTTGCTTGTTGAGGGGTATCTACTGTTTTATTATCTTCCATTTACTATACCTCTTTCTTTTCGCTGCTCCCTTTTCCACCAGAGGAAGGTAAGCTATTTTGAGTAGCTAAAGCGATATCACGCTTTATAGTGGATAAGTTGTCATCAAGTCTTTTTTCAAAAATAGTTCCAGCGGCCTTACTTTTATTTTTAACGCCATCTAAATCACTTTTGAATTTCTCAACTTCAACTCTTTTACGTAGGTTTACTGCCTCTCTATCTCTAGACTGCATATCACCCTGTAATTTTTTAATTTGCCCCTGAGCTTGTTTTAAAGCTTCTTGGAGTTTAGTAATTTCATCAGTTCTTTGCAATACACCTTCCATATCAAATACTTCAGTTTTCTTCAATACTTCAAGTCTGTCAATTAGGCCTTTCTGATAAGCATCCATATAGAACTCAAGTTCCGCATATCTATTACTTGGAAGTGTTGAGCCTGATACATATACAAAGTCATATTTACCAACAGTAATATCATTTACTATTTGTATTTCACCTGTTTTATCGTCAACCAATCTTTTATTAATAACATATTCATCAATAGAATTATTAGGTTGAACAACTCTAAAAATCTTTTGTTGCGTATATAATTGTTGCATTAAAGAAAATGCAACTTGAGCAACTCGTGTTAATCCCGCTTCAATGTCAGCTAATTTAGACTTCATCTTTCTTTGGCCAAATTCATCTAAACTAATAGTTGCCTTATATGTTTGTGGAGCAACTTGACTATTACCCATCATCATTTCATATAAACCTAATTGATGGTCTATATCATTTTTTGCTGTTTGCTCATTATTATATAATTCATTAGGTAAAGGGGTAGGTTGAACAGGCATTGGAGCACCATCTGTAGGGTCATAAGGAATTGCCACCCCAGGTTGTGCCCATTTTTGCTCAAATTCTGCCATATCCACACTACCTTCTGGTACAAGTATCTTAGTATTTGTACTTGTTGTCGCATGAGCAATTATCAAAGAGCGTGTTTTATTAATATATTGTTGTATGCCTTTTACCATTCTTACATCTGATGTAGGATATGGTGTTCTTGTATGTATATTCATTAAAGGAATAATAGGATAATCTTCTGTTGGTAAAATTCTACCATATAAATAAGTATCACCCATAATTACACACATCTTAATTCTAGTTACTTCAATTTCTACAATTTCTATTTTTCCCATTTCAACCAATTGAGCATAAGTTACTTCCTCAATGGGAATATCGGGCATTTCAGCTGATTGGTCATAACCTAATTCTTGCATTTGTTGAGATGTTTGCATTTTAAATTGTTGTATCAATTGCTGTACCTGCTGTGGGTCAGTTAATATTTTCTGACCTTGTAATATCCAAGCAGGTTGTTGCATATATTGTACAAACTCTTCTTTATCTAATAAATGTTCTTTACCAGAAAAAGATTCAAATACTCTATATTTAGGAACTTTTACTTTAAAATAACGCTCATAACCTCTAATATAGTCTTGATTACGAACTTGTCCTACATCTTCAGGAAATTGTGCAGAATAGTCATCTGTAGCACTCCCTGTATTTACTTGATTCCAATTTTGGTCTGAAGAAGCATTTTTAATAGCCTTTTCATACATTGGATACATTTTAGTAGCTTGACCTTTAGTAAACATTCGAGAAACAATAACACTTTCTGCATCATCAAAATACCTGCTTCTACTATTAGGGTCAATATATACATCAAGAGGGTCAAGGTCTCTTATACAGACTTCACCTTTACCCATATCTTTAGTAGGGTCCTGATAAACCTGTATTAATCCCATCCCCATAACATAATAATCATCTATAGCAGCACGAATTACTGAAATACCATCGGATACATCTATCATATAAGACAAAAGCGCAGATACTACTTGCGCTACTTTGTTATCAGAATCTTCCCTAGGAGCCACCCTAAAGGATGGTCTTCTTGAGGTTAACATAGCTTTGGCAGATTCTACCGCAGGATGTATTCTATTTACAGTAACGAGTGCTTGCCCACGAGATTTAAGAGTTTCCTCTTGTTCTTGGGTCCACTGTCGTCCTAAACGAAATTCTTTATCCTCTTTAGCGTGTTTAGCCCAAATTTCTCTATTTTGGGAGTATGTATTAAACAGCTCTTTTGTCTCATCTACTAATTTTGTAGTTGAATCTTTCGAATCTTTACTATTAATCATAGCCATAATTTACGAACTATAATGTCATCCAGTCAAGCACTTTTTTTGCAGTAGACACTTTATTGTCGCTTTCCTCCCATTTTTTAAGCCTACAAGGCTTAGCTCCATCTAAAGCTGTCCATATCCCATCCATGATATCATCATGCTTTCCACGAGGGTAAGATAAGAACTCTTGTTGCCCAGTTAAATCCTGAGGCCTCCAATAAAATTGATTACGAGCGAACATAGGGACCAGAGACAATAATCGTTCTGATTTTCTATTTCTTGGCTTAACACCCTTTTCAATGCCTGGGATGTATATTTCTTCCTCTTGCATAATTTGTCTAACTGCTGTTCTAAGAGCTTCTTGATATCCAACTGTTTCAATTTTCATTCTCCTTGGTTTATATTTTTTATATATATCTATTATCTTCTGAGGTTGTAACTCAGGAGATAGGCGTTCCCTTATAATATCTATACTATATTTATTACCCTTATTATCGATACCAATAGTAGCTATAACAAAATAATCGGCCGTTACTGATAATGAGGATGCAGGGTCAACCCCACAATAAACTTCCACAGGTATGATTTTCTTTTCATTATCTATTAATCTTGTTAAACAGCCTTGGCCTTCTATAATTTCATAATCATTATGATGTAAATTCATCCATTCAGGTTTAAAAGGAGCCATATCAGGAGATTGAGCTATATTCATATACTCCTGATAAAACCCATTTAAATTGCCAACAGAAGCCATTTCATCTTTTATCTGTAAGATTCTCTTTCGAGGAAATCTAGCAGGCCAAAGCGGTTTTTCATCTTCATCCCAGATAGAATACCACAAAACATGCCATGCTGTAGAACTCTTCACCCAATACAAAAAGCAGTCTTCAGAGATAACCGTACCTATCATAACTATCTTTCCTTCATCAGAAAGAGAGGGTATAACAGCTTCTGTCATCCATCGTCTGTTTTTTGTTCTAGCTTCTGGAGTAGCTGCATTTAATTCCGATTCAAAGTCATCGACAATTATAAGATTAGGCCTTGTATCCCCTTCAATAAAACCACGAACTCTTTGCCCAGTTCCAACTGCGATAATTCTCGTTCCGTTCGCAAGTACTATATCATTGTTGGTCCATCTTTTGGCGGTTAAGGGGCCAAGGTCTCCAAATAATTCTCTAAACTTCTCACTATGAAGTAAATGATACTTTAACCTGCTTAAAAAGTTTATTGACTGAGCCTGTGACTCAGAAATAATTACTATAAATAAATCTTCATCACTAGGTTTAAAAGCTACCTTCCATAGAGGATAAATTAGACTAGTAGTAGTACTTTTAGCAGTACCTCTAGGAGCAGCAATAGCTACTCTTCTATGTTTTTCATCCTTTAAAGCCCTATATACTTCTGCATGAAAGGGAGGTATTTCCTTATTTAATGCTGTAGGGAAACAATATCGCCCAAATAGGGCCATATTTTCATATAACTTCTTATAAGCTTGTTTTTGAGCATATGCCTGCTCATAATCCATAGATGTCATCCTCTTTTAG